AATGATAGAAATCTTAAAGTTAGCCATTGGGCTGATTGCTGAATAATCGTTATTAGATGGAACGATATATGGATCACCAGGAGTGATAATGACGCTGTTAGCAATAGGAGTAGCAGGTGGGAAGCTAAATACTGAATACTTTGTATTATCGGCTAGAGCCGTCGCAATGCTTGTGCGAAGTGTGGTTATGGCTGGCATTAGCCCACCATTGAACGAGGGTCAAGATATGGAGCAAGCAAACCACGAACGCGAGCCAAGAGAGTGTTACCCATACGGTAAGGGCTAGGTGTATAACCATCGATGGAGACGCCACCAGATGAAGGAGCTTGACGGCTCTGCCAGATGTCGATTGAGATCATAAGGCTTGCTTCTTGAATTGCTGGGACTGTTGAAGGATCAAGATAAGTTTCTGCCGTGACCAAGCCATAAGGATTAACTGGGTGGTAAGGGGCTGCCGTGTTGTTGTTGCCAGTAATGGCGTAAGTAATTGAATACTCGCCTACCTCTGTGATTGTCTTATTGCCGTTGTGCTTAGACCCTGAGCCTGAGATAACTACGGTCTGCCCAACGTAGAACACGTCCTTAGTTGGTTCATCAAAGTAAGAAGTGCCAGTTGTGGTTGTGTTGCTGTGTCCGATTAAAGGAGTTGTATTAGCCCAGATAAATGGAAGTAGCACGTTGTCTGCTGCGTCGCATACTTCTTGCAGGGTAGCGTCAGCGTAGAGAGTGCCTACGCCTAAAGCTGTGCGAAGTTCTGCAACCGTTGTGAGAGACATGCTATTCCTTTCTAAAGACTTGAGGGGACTACAAGGGCTCTGGTAGCCCCCTCAAGCGACTTAGGGTGTTGCTATTATGTAAGGTTGAACTTACGTACGCCCTTACCTGACTTAGCAAGGTAAATAGCGAGGTAACCGTAAAGGTTGATTTCAATTTCGCCTGATGTAAGTACATTGACGCGAAGCTGAGTTGTAGGTGATTCCCATGTGTAAACTGATGCTGGAGCAACGAGGAATGCTGAGTTATCAACGATTCCTGATGTAGAGATATTGTGATCTACGATGAGGTCTGTACCAAGTACGCCACCAACAACGCTTGTAGCAACTGCGTTGCCTGATGCGTTCTGTGTTGCGCCTTGTGCTGAGTAGAGTGCGCGACCTGTTGAGTCTGCGTATCCTGCGATAGCAGCCCACTGATCTGTTGAAGCTACGAGCTTGTTAGCGAAGTCTCCGCCTGTGCCCTTGTAAGCTGCTGCGCCTTCTACAGAAACGAATGACTGGAGACCAGCCGCTGTTGCTGCTGTTGTCGCTGCTGTTGTACCAGATGCTACGAATGCTGCAAGGAGCGCTGCATCTGTTGCCTTCTCGTATGCCTTGCGGAGTTCTGCCATCATCAGTTCCATGAATGCAGGTGATGAGCGGTCTACAAGCTCGAATGAAACGCGCTGTAGTCCTGAGAACTTGTTGATTGAGATAGTGTCATAAGCAGATGTCATGCCTGTTTCAGATGGTGCTGAACCTTCGTTTGTGTCTGCAACTGTTGGTGCAACGTCTGCTGATGAAGCGTTTGTGTAAAGGCGTGGAACTGTGAATGACATTCCATCGATACCTGCAAGTGAACCGCGTGTTGCTGCTTCGAATGCTGGACGACCTGTGAATGTATCTGTGATGAAAGTATTTAGGTGAGACGGCAAAGTCAAACCTGTGTTGGTTGAAGTGCTGTCATCGGCGGCGCGAACTGTGCGACGAGCTTCGTCATCACCTAGTGCTGCCTTCATTGATGCTTCGAGATACTGTGCTGATGAAATCGGCGCAATACGCTCCTTGACTTGGAGGTTTGCTACAACTGTTGGGCGAGCCGCTTCGACTGCTGCTGCTTCAACTGCTGGAGCTTCTACCGCTGTGGTTGATTCTTCCACTTGTGGCTCGCTTTCTGGTTGGGTTTCTTCTGCTGGGATAACTTCCTCAGCAGCGATCTCAAGCACCTGAGCAGACTTAAAGGCTGGCTCTGTTACTAGAGAAACTTCTTTGAGACGTGCAGATGAGACAACAATGTGTCCATCGCGTGAAGGCTTTGATGCGATAACTTCTGCACCAACTGAAAGACCGCTAACGAGTCCTTCTTGTGCCTGAATAAGTGCATCGTTGCCGCCTGTTGAACGTGAGAGCTTGAAGGTTGCATAGATTCCGTCTGCGCGTGTTTCCGCAGCAATCATGCGACCAACTGGCTTCTTCATGTCGTGCTGTGACAGCAACTTAATCTTAGAAACGTCAGCGATGTCGATAGACCCTGCTTCGAATACGACTCCACCCATATTGGTGTTTCCGATTTCACCTGTACCCATAGGCACAATCTTGCCTGAGATTTCGCGACGTTCTTCGCTGCACTCAATAGATGAGGCTTCGATTATTAACTGTTCCATTAGCTCATTCCTTCGCTTCCGTTGGGAGTTAAATCTGTCATTTCCATTGCTTGCTCTGTAGAGATAAGTCCTAGGCTAAGGAGCTTCTCAATCACCTGTAGCTCGACCAATGGGTCGCTCTTTAGGAATGAGTCAAAGACGGCGAAACGCACTTCATGTCCTGCTGTAGAAATATCGTCCATGCTGAGGCGTGACTGAATCGCTTGAATGTATGGCTCGATAGATAATGCGTAGAACTGCTTGCGCTCATCTTGTACGTTTGCGTAAGTCATGGTTGTGTTCTGATCTGCTGAAAGGTAATAAGCAGGGACGTTCATTGTGCGAGCAATCTGTGTAGATAGATTCTGGATTGCCTCGTTGTACATCATGTCTTTAGGACTGAAAGATACTGGTGAGTAATCGAGAGTAGATGTCAAGTAAGCCGTTGAGTTATTAAGACGGCTACGCTTCCAAGCTGCGAGAAGTCCTTGAACCTCGCTAGGAGGTAGGTCAGCGCCTGTGTTCTTCAAGAATCCTGCTGGTTGCGCTTGTGCTGAGTTCACTGCTGCTGCACGATCTACATCGATAGCTGCTTGGATTGTGCGGCTGCCGCGTTCTAGTACGCCTTCGTCGAATCCCTGAATTGTAACAATGTCATTCATGTCGATTGCCTTAGCATCGACGTAATACTGTGTAACGAACATGCCTTCGAGATCAGTTGTAAAGGTGACGCGTGAGTTAGCAACCCATTCAAATTGCGCAGGGCGACCATCTTCTGCATAGCGTTCAGTAACTAGGAGATAAGCAACTCCGTAGAAGAGAAGTGAATCAACGCACCAAGTTAGGGTTACGAATGATGGCTGAGACTTAGATAGTTGCTTAATCCAACGAGGAGGAGCAATTACCTCACCTGTTGATGTCTTGTAATACTCAAGAGGAATTGACGCAACTGTTCCGCAGATAAGATTGCGGGCTCGCGCTACAGAAGGGACGCTCATTGCGTCATGGCGTGAGATTCGTGCAAAGATTGCGTTATACAAGCTGGGCATATTTTCGCCCATGACTTGTGGTGCGTACTGCGCTTCTAAGATTTGTGGCTTACGCGAAAAGAGACCCATAGAGGGCAATTATACACTACATGTAGGTCATTCGCTGTAGATTGCCGCTACCTGTTGTGGTTTCGTTAATTGATGGACAACCATTGCAGTAGAGATTGCACCCGATACATCGCCTGCCGATTTACGTTTAACAATGCGCCATGAGGAGTCATTAGTCTTAGCTGCGCAGTTGTTCATCTGTTGTACCCAGTTCTCTTGGCCTGAGTGAACGAGTCTGTGATTGACCAAAGCATCCAAGAGATCACCGCAAGCCTGATAGAAAGCAGCACCAGAGATATCCATTGTCATCTGTCCAGCGTTGGTCAGGCGGTCAGCAATCGATTGCGCCGTGTATTTGTCATAGCAGATTTGTCGAGGGCGATATTGGTCAGCCCAGCCTTTAATGTCAGCTGCAATTCTCAAATCATCTACAGAGATTTGGCTTTCCCACGTCTGGAGAATCCCAACGCCAATTCTGCCGTCAGGCAATATCTGACCAGCAACGAGGCTTGCATTGCGGCGAGAAGGAGACACATCGAAAGCAAAAACTGTATAGCCGCCGACAGGAATCGTGAGCGAGGCATCGGACGTGTCCTCAAGGACTCCGTGAGGCCAAGGAGAGCTGAGAGAATCAATCCATTGACATAGCAACTCAGTTCTAGTGTTTT